ATTTAACAACTGCAACTGGAACCTCAGGCACATCTAATACGGGTGGTGGTGGCGGTGGAGGTAGCACCAACACTTCTATTGCTTATGGTTCAGGCGGCGCAGGCGGTTCAGGTATTGTTATTTTGTCTTATGTAAACGCCACTCAAATTGGTTCAGGTGGGACTGTGACCTCATACACAAACAGTTTTGGATTAACCACTTGGGCGCACACATTCACATCAAGCGGCACTTACACGGCTTAAATCATGGCACTTGAAATCCAAAACACAGATTTCTTGCAATACCCCGCAGGAACAACGGCACAACGTCCTGCGTCACCTGCGGCGGGTATGATGCGATTTAATACTGATACTTCAGTAATGGAGTATTACAACGGATCAACTTGGATATCAATATGAACATTTCTATCGAACTTATCAACGCAATTATGGGCTATCTTTGTTCAAAGCCCTATGCTGAAGTGGCTCAATTAGTGAGCCAGATTCAGGTTGAAGTAATGAAAGCGCAAGCACCCGTAGACGAGCAACCAAAGGAGTAAACCATGCAATTCCTAAAAGAGATTCGTGAGCATCTAGCTAATTATGAAACTGAGGCTGCGGCTGAGATTCATAAGTTTATTGATTGGCTGCATACCAAGTATGTAGAACCCGGCGCACCCGTCGTCGCTCCTCCGGTGACTAGCTATGTCGAACAAGCTCCTACATTCACTCCTGCAGCCGATAATGCTCCTGCTGCTAGTGCTCCTTCTGCCGTTCCTGCTGTTGATAGCGCTGCTGCACCAGTTGATCCTGCACCTGTGGAAGCACCCGCTGATGAGCCTGCTGCTGATCCTGCTCCTGCTGCAGATGAAACCGTGGTAGAGGCCAAAGATGGCAACGCATAAGACACATTGGATCGCCGGTGCAATTAAAAAACCCGGCGCTTTGCGTGAAGCGCTTCATGTCCCAGAGGGCAAGAAGATACCCGCAAAGAAATTGGATGCCGCCGCTAAAAAGCCCGGCAAGTTAGGTCAACGTGCTCGTTTGGCAAAAACCTTGAAGAGTTTCTGATGGACAACCAGCAAATATTCAATGCAGTAGTGAGTGTTGCTGGTTTTCTGGCGGCATTCGTATTGAACAATATGACCCGCCAGATTCAAAAGTTGGAAGACAAGGTCAATGCTTTGCCGGTGACTTATGTGGCCAAAGACGATTACAGATCCGATATTGCAGAGATCAAACAGATTTTGAAGCAAATATTTGACAAGTTGGATCAAAAGGCTGATAGATGAAATGGTTGTGGCTGTTCTTGATGATCCCGACTGTGTACGCACAGGACACGACTATCAATTACAAGAATCAGCCACCACCAAGCGCAATGGCGCCTGCTGTTAGTTCTTTTAGTCAAGACGTTTGCTCAATGCCTGTATCTGGTGCTATTAGTTCGACGGTGATTGGATTTTCAGCCGGAACGGTAGTTAGAGATGATAACTGTGAACGCATTAAACTTGCCCGAGCGCTGAATGATCTTGGATTAAAAGTGACTGCCGTAGCCATATTGTGTGATGATCCAAGAGTATGGGAAGCAATGGAGACATCTGGCACTCCTTGCCCAATAGGAGGATCAATTGGTGATTCAGCAAGAATGGCTTGGTGGAAGCTATATCCTGAAAGGTTCAGAAAGCTTTATGGTCAAGATTTTGTTTTATCTGTTCGCCTTACTTCTGGCGGGAGTAAGTAATGCTGACCAATGCCAAAATACCAACGAGTACCAGACAACAAGCTGTCCCGCTGGTTACTCTGGCGACCAGTTTCAGCAGCGAACATACTACTGTCAAAGCCATTCATATGGCGGATGGCAGACGATCTCAAGCAATTGCCAGCTTACTTGCCAGCCCCAATTCCAGACGCAGACTGTTGCGTGTCCTCCGAATTATAGTGGGGCGATCACTCAAACCCGTCAATACTTTTGTTCGACTCAGAGCTGGTCGCCGTGGCAAACAACCTCAAACTCTTGCATAGCGAATCCACCATCATGTCATCCAACAACACAAACCCAAACACTGAGCTGCCCGACGGGGTACACGGGATCAATAACCCAGACGCAAACGTCAACGTGTCCAAATCCTTATGGTCAACCTGTAAACGGAAACTGGGTAACATCTTCAAATTCTTGCGTTCCAATCCCTCCCCCGCCGCCGATACAGTCAGCACCGCCGCCAGCGCAGCCAGTGGCATCGTCGCCGCCGCAGCAGCAAACGCAGGTAGTATCGTCGCCAGTGCAGCAGCAAACAGTATCGCCAACACCCTCACAAACGCAGCAAACGGTGTCGCAGCCAACATCAACAACAACATCACAGCCATCTCAGGTTTCGGTGGCGACAACTTCTGTGGTAACGACTCCAGTAGTGACCCCGGTGGTGACAACGCCGTCGGTGACATCATCGCCCGTACTCAGCAGTCCATCGACCAAAGCAGCGGTGTTAGTGCCGATGCCGATACCGACTCCACCTCCGCAGACGCCTCAGAGCAGTCCGCAGAGCAACCCGACGACGAGTCCGATGAGCAGCCCGATGACGAACAGTCAGACGAGCAGTCCGACGACGAGCAAGGAGACTCCGAAGCAAAGTCAGACGACGACTCTGATAGCGGTCGGGGTAATTGAACAAAAGGGTATTAAGCAAAACAACCTGATGCCGGAACAAAAGTATGAACAAAATAGCGCCGAACAAATCTTCCGAGATAATTACCTTCTTTACGACATTATTAGCCAACCCCAAAGCGGCAGTTATGATCGTCTTCACCAGCGTTCCCGCAATACTTGGGGCGGGTTATCTTGGCGTAACAAAGTACAATCAGGTTATTACGATAATTGAAACAAATGACGCTAAAGAAAAGTCAATTTCTGATTTGAAGGCTCAGGTGGCATCGCTTCAGAAAGACAATGATGCTCTATCAAAGACGGTTGAGACGCAACACAAAGTCATTGTAGATAAGGTAGCAGATCAGGTTGGTGTGGTCAAAAGCCGTCTTGAATCGGTCAATGACACCTTGGTAAAAGTACAAGATAAGACTTCAGAAGCGCTAATGAATTCCCGGGATGGCAAGGTCATATCCGAAGCCACTCAGAAAGAAGTCAGAAGCCAGTTGTCCCTGATTCGTGCTGAAGTTAATGCGGCGCTTGATGCGGTTAAAGCCGAGATGCAAGCGATGAAGAAAGCAACATCCAATCCATTAGGAGGCTAATATGGCACTCGATCCAGTAAGCGCAGCAATTGATCTAGGTACAACCTTAATCCAACGCATATTCCCTGACCCGGCTCAGGCGGCAGAGGCAAAACTCAAGTTACTTGAGCTTCAGCAGAATGGCGAGTTAGCCACGATGACGGCTCAGACGGACATCAACAAGGTTGAAGCGCAAAACTCAAGCCTGTTTGTATCAGGATGGCGCCCTGCTGTAGGTTGGGTAACTGTCATTGCCTTGTTTTATCAATACGTATTTAAGCCGCTTGGATCGACTTTTGCCGCTGCAATCGGTCATCCCCTGCCTGATATGCCCGGTCTTGACGATAACCTCTGGCAGCTCATGATGGGGATGCTAGGCATGGGTGGTTTGCGCACCTACGAAAAGGTTCAGGGAGTTGCAAGCAAATGATCACTAAGGACTTGCTTGTAAGTAGTGAAACTTGCTCAGATGCAATGGCGGATATGTGGCTTGATGCATTGAATGCAACTTGCGAAAAGTACGAAATCAAAACCCCAGAGCGGGTAGCCGGTTTTTTGTCCCAAGTTGCGCATGAGTCTGGTGGATTCAAGTTTGTAGTTGAAAACCTAAATTATTCCGCACCTGCCCTGCGCTCCATCTTTGGTAAGTATTTTCCTGACGATTCAGTAGCAAATGCCTACGTCCGCAATCCAGAAAAGATAGCAAATAGAATATATGCAAACAGGATGGGCAATGGTGACGAAGCTTCTGGGGAAGGTTTTAAGTATCGGGGTCGAGGGCTTATTCAACTCACGGGCAAAGATAATTATGTTGCATTTGGTAACGCTACTGGGGTGGATGCTGTTAATAATCCTGCTCTTGTTGAACATCCTGAAGCAGCGGCTCTATCTGCTGGCTGGTTTTGGGATACTCGCCACCTTAATAATTATGCTGATGTAAAAGACGTGGTTGGCATGACAAAACGGGTAAACGGCGGCACAAATGGATTGGATGACCGCCAGATGCGTTATGCCAAGCTAATTGACTATTTCAATAAACAAGGATAAGGGGTAAAATTAAGGCGTGTCTGTTTGAAACAAACGGAAGCCTTCTTATTTGGGATCACAGACATGACAGCATCTTTCGCCCTAACGTATGATAATCTAGTGACTGCCGTTGAGCAGTACCTAGAGCGTAGCGACGCCTCTGTCGTTCAGCAAATCCCCACATTTATTACCCTAGCTGAGTTTGAAATTGCCCAGCAGATCAAGACGCTCGGTCAAATTGAAGTCGCGCAGGGTTATATGGAACCGAATAATCCGGTTATCCCCAAGCCCGCGCGTTGGCGCAAAACTGTGTCCATGAGCGTTGTTGACTCCACGGGTGAACGTGTTCCGGTGTACCTTAGAAAGTACGAATACCTTACCAATTACAACGCAGAAAGCCCATCGGGTTTACCCTTATATTATGGGGATTATGACTATGATAACTGGTATGTTTCACCAATCCCTGACCAAGCTTACCAATTTGAAGTCTTGGTTTATCAGCGTCTGCAACCACTGTCTTCAACGAATCAGACGAATTGGCTGACCAATAATGCGCCAAATGCGATGTTATTTGGCACGCTTTTACAAGCATCTATTTACGTCACAAACGATGCTCGATTGCAGTTATTCCAACAAAAATACGACGTGGCGATGCAAGCCTTGAAAGCAGAAGACGTGGCTCGTGTGGGCGACAGATCGGCTATCGCTGTGGATTCCTAGAGGTAATTATGACGTCATACGTTAATCCATTGACCGGTCAGACCATTAGCCCTTCACAGGTGGGCTATGAGGCGCTGACAATATCGACGAGCACAGTGCTTAACTGGCCTATCAACAGCTCATACACCAC